TCTGTTTAACTTATAAAATTAATAAATAAGTATTAGAAAATCAAAGTATCCGTAGGGGTAATTTTAATGGCAAATTCGTTAAACGAGAAATTTGAGGAATTCGTATCAGATAACATTGATACGGAGACCGTTACAGAAATGAAAAACGCTGTAACTGCTGGTGCTGCACCTGCAGAAAAATCACATCTTCCCAGTGCTTCTGGTGCCGAAGTTGCTGTTGCTAATGTAGAACCAATGGCGGCAGGATCTTCTGCTGAATACACTGGTAAGTTTGAAAACTCTGGTGCTAAAGCAGCAGCTCCTGTCAAGAAGTCAAAAACTCAAGTTAATTCGGGTGAGGGTGGTCAAGACCCAATGCCTAAACTGGGTTCATCATTCCCAGGTGATCGTAGTGGTAAAGGAACCACTCGTGGTGGCGGGGAAGCAATGCCAACTCTTAAGAAAGAAGAGAAGGAAGTAGAGAAAGAGCATGAGGATGAGAAAGAAGATAAAAAGCTCATCAAAAAAATGATGAAGAAGGAAGATGTTGATGTCACTGCTGATGTAGATGCATTAGTAAATGGCGAAGATCTTTCAGAAGAATTTAAAGAAAAAGCAACTACTATTTTTGAAGCTGCTCTTGTTTCAAAACTCAATGAAGAGATCGAGAAACTTGAAGAGCAGTATGCTGCTCAACTGAATGAGCAAATTGAAGTGGCAAAGGAAGAAATGACCGCAAAGGTTGATGCATTCCTTAATTACGTCGTAGAACAATGGATTCAAGATAACAAACTGGCTGTTGATCATGGTGTACGCACCGAGATCGCAGAATCGTTTATGTCAGCACTGAAGGGTGTCTTTGTAGAGCACTACATGGACATTCCTGAAGAGAAGTATGACATGGTTGAGGGTATGACAGAAAAACTTGATGAGATGGAACAAAAACTCAACGAACAAATTGAAAAGAATATTGAACTGAACTCTGCACTGGGAGAATTCATCAAAGAGTCAATCGTTGCTGAAGTATCACAGGGTCTTGCAGATACCCAGAAAGAAAAACTCTCTTCCCTCTCCGAGGGTGTAGAGTTCACCGATGAGGAAACTTATCGTGAGAAAATTGAGACCATTAAGGAAAATTATTTCCCTAAATCTCAAGTTTCTGAAATGATTGCAGAAGCATCAGAGCCAGTAATTGAACAGGAAGTTCCTGCTCACATGAAAGCTTATGTTCAAGCAATCGCTCGTTATTCCAAGTGATTTCAAATTTATAAATAGTTCAAACCTAACATTTTCCAAGGAGTTAAAAGCAAATGTTCAATACCGAGCATCTGCAGGAAAAGTGGGCACCTGTTCTGTCTCACGGCAATCTGCCAGAGATCAAGGATAATTACAAAAAGGCTGTCACTTCAATCCTGCTCGAAAACCAAGAGAAGTTCCTCCGTGAGGAGAGAATGCTGACCGAGGCTGCACCTACCAACAGCGGTCCTATCAATACTGCTACCACTAACGCTGGTAACATTGCAGGTTTCGACCCCGTACTGATCTCGCTGATCCGTCGTTCGATGCCTAACCTGATTGCGTATGACATCTGTGGCGTTCAACCAATGAACGGTCCTACAGGTCTGATCTTCGCAATGCGTTCACGCTACGATAACCAGACTGGCACCGAGACCTTCTACAACGAAGTTAATGGTCAGTTCTCTGGTTCGCCTTACGTTACCGCTTCTGGTTCAACTGGCACCGCTCCTACTGGCACTAACCCTGCTGTTCTGAACGCTGCTGGTACTTATACCTCTGGTAGCGCAATGAGCACTGCAACTGCAGAAGCTCTGGGTGACGCTGCAGGTAATGCATTCCCAGAAATGGCATTCAGCATCGAGAAGATTGCTGTTACTGCAAAGTCACGCGCACTGAAAGCAGAATACTCAATCGAACTCGCACAAGACCTGAAGGCAATTCACGGTCTGGATGCTGAAACCGAACTGGCAAACATCCTCTCGGCTGAAATCCTCACCGAAATCAACCGTGAAGTTGTTCGTACCGTATTCCGTTCAGCAAAAGCTGGTGCTCAACAGAACGTTGCAACTCAAGGTACTTTTGACCTTGACGTTGATTCAAACGGTCGTTGGTCGGTTGAGAAGTTCAAGGGTCTCCTGTTCCAGATCGAGCGTGAAATGAACGCTATCGCAAAGGAAACTCGTAGAGGGAAGGGCAACATGCTCATCTGTTCTTCGGATGTTGCATCTGCTCTGTCAATGGCAGGTGTTCTGGATTACACCCCTGCTCTGAACACCAACCTGAACGTTGATGATACTGGCAACACCTTTGTTGGTACTCTGAACGGTCGTATTAAGGTCTACATCGATCCTTATTCGGCACTGCCTTCAGAGGGCAACACCGCTGCTCAATTCTTCATCGCTGGTTATAAGGGTACTTCCCCTTATGATGCTGGTCTGTTCTATTGCCCATACGGTCCTCTCCAAATGGTTCGTGCAATCGGTCAGGACACCTTCCAGCCCAAGATTGGATTCAAGACTCGCTACGGCATGGTCCTGAACCCATTCGCAAAGGGCGACACTGCACTGTCGGATTCCGATCCAGTAGCAGCAGGAAACCTCTCCAGCAACGTTTACTACCGTCGTGTAAGAGTCACCAACCTGATGTGATTCTCGTCACACAGACGCTTCTGGACCCCTCGGAGAGGGGTCTTTTTTTATCTAAATATTTTTATTTAAAATGACACAAGCAAAGTGGGTTAAAGATCGTATAGAAAATAGAAATTTTCTTGCACCAAATGGATTTAAATTATCACTGATAAAATTCCCTAAAGTATCATTCTTTTGCCAGTCAGCAAATATTCCAGGAATTAGTATCCCTGATATTGTAATCGCAAATCCTTTCAGAGATTATTCTATTGCAGGAACTGAAACCGAATATGAAGATTTTTCTGTTAAATTTTTAATTGATGAAGACATGACAAATTATGCAACTATCCATCAATGGTTGCGTAAAACTGGTCTCGCTGAAAATTTTGATACTAATAAAAATCCAATTGAAGGAGCTGGGATATTAGAAATACTTAATAGTAATTGGAGACCTGTTATCACAATAGAATTTGAAGATTTATTTCCTATTTCATTAACTGCACTAGAGTTTGATGCTACCGATCAAAACGTAGAGTACATGGTCGCTCAAGCGACTTTTAAATACAAGATATATAGAATTAAGAACAAAAATGGAGATGTGATTAGTTAATGACATTTGATGAAATTCAGGCGATGTGGGAGCAGGATTCGAAGATTGACCCCGTAGAACTAGATACTGCTTCCCTCTCTATTCCTTCGTTACATGCAAAATATTTTAAAATCTTTTCAGACTATCGGTTTAAGAAAAAACAAGCAACACTCAATCTAAAACAATTAACTCGCAGAAAATTTGAATACTATACAGGCAAAGCAGAACCTGAAGAGTATAAAGAAAATCCTTTTGATTTAAAAATTCTCAAATCAGATTTATCGCTATACATTGAATCTGATCCAGAGATTAAAGATTTACAACTTAAAATTGATATGTATGAAATCATCATTGAGTACCTAGATGGTGTAATCAAAATGATTTCTAATCGCTCATATCAAATCAAGAATGCTATCCAATGGAAATCCTATATTGACGGTATTGCTTAATGTCAGACATTACTATTCAGAAACGAAATGAAGTATACCTTCAACTTGAATGCGAACCACATATTAAATACGAACTCTCTGAATACTTTACATTTGAAGTTCCAGACGCCAAGTTCATGCCGCAATTCAAGAACAGAATGTGGGATGGAAAAATTCGTTTATTCAGTCCTTCTAATGGAGAACTGTATATCGGATTATTATCTTACCTTATGGAGTGGGCAGAGGAACGAGAGTATACCTGCACCTTTGATGATAATAAGTTCTACGGTAAACCAAATGAAACAAACCCTTACATCTCTCCAGAAGCGATTAAGGAATATATGGATTACCTTACGACAAAAATCAAACCTCGTGATTATCAGTATGATGCAGTCTACAGAGCATTAAAGAATTATCGCAGGATTATCCTGTCCCCAACTGGTTCTGGTAAGTCATTTATGATTTACTCATTAGTCCGATACTTCACTGCCGCTAATCTCAAGACTCTTATTATTGTTCCTAGCATATCACTGGTTACACAACTCTTCAATGATTTTGTGGATTACGGTTGGGATGCAGAGAATTATTGCCATCAAGTTTATGCTGGTGAAGCAAAGTTATCTGATATGCCTGTAGTCATAACCACTTGGCAAAGTGTCTACAAACTTCCCAAGAAATATTTTGACAGTTATACTGCAGTGATTGGGGATGAGTGCCATACCTTTAAGGCAAAATCTCTCACAAGCATTATGACTAAACTTCATGAAGCAAAGTATCGTATTGGTTTTACTGGAACTCTCGATGGTACTAAAACACATCGCTTGGTCTTGGAGGGTCTGTTCGGACTTTCAAACAAAGTAACCAATACTGCTGAATTGATGAAGCGTGGTCAACTATCCGATCTGAAAATTAAAATACTTGTTCTTAAACACGAGAACATGAGATTTTCTAATTACCAAGATGAAATGGATTATATTGTATCACATCAGAAACGAAATGTGTTCACCCGTAATCTTGTCCGTGATTTAAAAGGAAATACTTTAGTGCTTTTTAACTATGTGGAAAAGCACGGTGAACCACTTTACGATCTTATAAATAGTACCATCGGATCAGAACGAAAAGTTTTCTTTGTTCATGGTGGCGTAGAAGCTGAAGAACGAGAACAGATCCGTCAGTTAACAGAACAACAAAATAATTGCATTATTATTGCTAGTTACGGAACTTTTTCTACTGGCATTAATATTAAGAACCTTCACAATATTATATTCGCATCTCCTAGTAAATCGAGAATTAGAAACCTACAATCAATTGGTAGGGTGTTAAGGAAAGGAGAAAATAAATCACAAGCAGTTCTTTATGATATCGCTGATGATTTTTCAAAAGGTAACTACAACAATTACACTTTGAATCACCTGAAAGAAAGAATCAAGATTTATAATGAGGAGAATTTTAATTACGAAATTATTCCAGTAAATATAAAAAAATGAACGATGAATTTTTTGCAGTAGTAAAATTAGTTACAGGAGAAGAACTCCTGGGATTGATTAATGTTTTTGATGATGGTATTACAATAGAAAATGCTTTGATATTAGAAGATATGAGTA